GATACTAGTTTAGTAACACCTCGTTGGATGATCCAAGGGCATGATGGCAGCCAAGTTCTTGCCTATGGCAATTATGATGATAACGGAACAGCTGATTATAGAGATAGTTTAATACTTGAATTAGAAAAAAGAATTTTTAATAATATTAAAGTTAAGTATGATCCTGCAATCTTTGATATTTCAGATATTATACCTAGCTATAACAGGACTAACGACTATACCTTAGATGAATTTAATCAAGTACTAGCACCAAGTTTTTATAAATGGACATCTTTATCAGGCAGAGATTTTACAAAACCTCTTAGTTATGATATTAATAATTCGTTTACATATAATTATTCTAGTAATGTGGCACCTAATGGTTTACCAGTCCCAGGTTACTGGAGAGGAATTTATCGATGGATCCTAGATACCGATAGGCCAAATTTATGCCCATGGGAAATGTTAGGGTTTAATATTCAACCTAAATGGTGGGTCGGCGTATATGGCCCAGCACCTTATACTCAAGACAATTTGCCCATGTGGCAAGATATTAGTGACGGTATGGTTCGCGAGCCAGGAGTCCCAGCAGTTAAAATTAGCAAATATGCAAAATCATTTTTAATAAATCACATTCCTGTTGATAGCAGTGGAAATTTATTAAGCCCTATTGCTTGCGGTCTGGCTGTAGGAACAATCACGCCAAATACTGATAGCAATTTTGTGTTCGGAGATGTTAGCCCAGTTGAAGCCGCATGGCGTAGAAGTAGCCACTATCCTTTTAGTGTAATACTTGCAAGCATATTATTAACTCCTGCAAAAACATTTGGTTTATTGTTAGATAGGAGTAGGATTGTTAGAAATCTTGCAGGCCAGCTAGTATATGCAGACACTATGTTGCGTGTCCGTCCGGCAGATATTTCTATACCGTCGATATACTCAGGAAACACTAGAGTACAAACTGCTGGTATTGTAAATTATATTGTTTCTTATATTCTTAACTATGTTTTTAGTAATAATACAAAATCTTATTTAAAATATAAAACTGATTTGCAAACAATGGTTCCTCAGTTATCTTATAGAGTTGGAGCTTTTACTGGAAAAAATCAATTCAATCTATTACTAGATTCTAAGACACCGTTAAGTACTGGTAGTGTATTCATACCACAAGAAAATTTTAAAATTATTTTAAATAGCTCAAGCCCAACACAGCGAATAACATACAGTGGTGTGATAATAACAAAATTACAAACTGGTTATGAAGTTAAAGGTTACAGTAGAACACAACCTTATTTTGTTTATTATCCACACACGCAATCTGGTAGTGCAATTAATATTGGCGGAATAAGCGAATCATTTAGTACATGGACTCCTGGACAACAATATGCTGTAGGATCTGTAGTACAGTATAATAATGCATTTTATCGTGCTACAACACTGGTCGAACCATCTAGTACATTTAATACTTTAATTTTTTCAAAATTATCAACATTGCCTGTAACTGGCGGCGTAACTGCTATTTTAAGAAAGCGTTGGGACACATCTAGTCCTGTTGTAGTTCCGTACGGAACTGAATTTTATAAAATACAAGATGTGGTTGATTTCTTGCAAGGATACGGCGAATACTTAAAAAATCAAGGATTTGTATTTGATGATTTTAATTCAAATTTAAAATCAATTTCAAATTGGGATTCAAGTGTTAGAGAATTTATGTTTTGGACAACCCAAAACTGGAGTGCCGGACAAGAAAAATGGAGTGATTGGAAACCAGGAGTCCTAGTAGAATATGGATCTGTTGTCAGATACAACGGAGATTACTATAGTGCTTTATTTAATTTAGCCGCAACAGATATATTTGATGATACAAAATACAGCAAATTAGATGGGTTAAGCAATGTCGGTAGTAGTGTTATCAGCTTGAGCCCGAGCGCAAATAAATTAACCTTTCAAACAACTTTAGCAGTAGTTGACGATATTACAAATCAATTTTATGATTATGAAATATCTAAAGTCGACGGCACTCCTTTAAGCCCTCAATTCTTGGATTCTTATAGAGAAGGGAATACTGTTAGTTATAGTCCTAGGACCGGTGACGGAATATATGGTGCAACTTTTTATCTAGTACAACACGAGCAAGTTATTATATTAAACAATTCTACAATTTTTAATGATTTAATTTATAATCCTGAAAGTGGTTATAGACAAGAGCGTTTAAAAGTATCGGCCCATGTTAGCTCAAACTGGTATGGCGGATTTGATATACCTGGATTTATTTTCGACCAGGCAAATATACAACAGTGGCAACCTTGGCAAGACTATGCACTAGGCGATATTGTTACGTATCAGGGATATTATTATAGCGCACTTACAGCATTACACGGTACACTGGAATTTGATCCAGTATCTTGGACTCGCTTGTTATCAAAACCTGTGCCACAACTACTTCCAAATTGGACGTATAAAGCAAGTCAGTTCACAGATTTCTATGAATTAAATGGTGATAATTTCGATACTGGTCAACAAACGATGGCACAACATTTAATTGGTTATCAGAAACGCCAATATCTTAGCAATATTATTCAAGATGAAACAAGCGAATTTAAATTTTACCAAGGAATGATTCGAGAAAAAGGAACATTAAATGTTCTTAATAAATTGTTTAATGTTTTAAGTAGTGAAAATAAAGAAAGTTTAATATTTTATGAAGAGTGGGCAATTAGAAGTGGCCGATACGGTGCAACTAATGCATTTGAAAATATTGAATTTATATTAGATGAATCGCAATTTAGAATTAATCCCCAAGGATTTAATTTAACAAATATAGTCAATCCTGGATTAAATTTTATTATCCAACAGACTCCTAATGACATTTATCTTAAGCCGTTGGGGTATAATTCGGCACCTTGGCCTGCTTTATCTAAGTATAATCCTTTTTTACGTAGTGCGGGATATGTGAACACTTCTGATGTATCTTTAGTTTTATCAAAAATAGATGATATTATAAATTCAACAATAGTATTAACAGAAGGGTCGTATGTTTGGGTAACTTTTGATGGTCCTAGCTGGAATGTTTATAGATTCACTAACATGCACATTAGCATTATATCGGCATCTTTGATGGCAGGTATGTTAACTCTTGAATCCGATAAACCTATCACACTTAATGCCGGCAATTGGATTTATATTTCTCGCCTACCTGTAATAGATGGTTATTATAAAGTTGTATCAGTGTCGTTAAATAGTTTTGTAGTATCAACTTCGTTGAAATCATTACCAAAACCGTTTAATAATGTTGGCGATGCTATTATACATTCTTTTATAACACAAAAAACATCATCGATTGATAATTTAGATATTGTTTTAACACCTAAATTAAATTTAAAAGAATTAATTTGGACTGATGATAGTGGAACTGGATCATGGGCAGTTTGGCAATATAATCCAGCTTACAATATTGTACCAATAGGAAATACTCTTCCTAGAGAAAATCTACAGTTTGGTATAGTAATAGGTATGAGTGCTGACGGCACTATTGCCGCAGTGGCTTCTGGTTATTCGTTTGGCGAGATTATCATTTATGATAAAGTTGGAATTCGTTTAAACTGGACACAGCGACAAGTAATTCAAAAAACACAAGGAATTATAACAAACAGGATTTCTGTAGCAAATGATGGTAGTTATATATTACTGTGTAACTGTCTAGATCAAGGTACAGCATTATTGTATAAAAAGGATCTTAATAATAATTTTTCTTTCACAGAAGAATTAATAAATCCTGATGCGCAATCGGGCGATGAGTTTGGTTATAGTTCTGCTTTTGGAAAAGATTATGATGGTAATTTAGTTGTTTATATTTCTGCACCCGGTATTAATACTGTTTACGCTTTTAAATATAATAGAACTGTACAAGCAACATCTGCTTATAATCCTATAGGAAGTCTCGAATCGATTTTAGCAGTAGAGTCAACAGTCGGTGTCGAAGTCGGCATGGTAGTTTCTGGGATAGGCTTTACAAGTAATCAAATTGTTACCGAAATAATTAATAGTAAAACTTTACAACTAAGCGGATTACCAGACAGTATTCCTGCCGGTGTAATTAGTTTTTCAACTTTAGGATGGACTGAAGATCAGTCATTAAGATTTACATTCCCGTCCGGAATTACAAATTTTGGTAGAAACATATCTTTAAGTGGTGACGGTAATACTATTGCTATAACTGGAATCAATAATGCAACTTCTAAAAACGAAGTATTCTTGTTCAAATATACAAGTAACGGATTTGTTTTAATACAAGATCCTATCCTTGGCCCTACAAGCGACATTGATTTTGGAAATGTTGTTACTATATCCAATGACGGTACTTATATAGCAATATCTGATGATACTTTAACAGTTGACGGAGTAAATCAAAGAGGCGGCGTAACTGTTTATGAACTAACAAATAATATATATTCTGTTAATCAAGTATTAACCCCTCACAATCCGGAAACTAATGGTCATTTTGGAAATAAGATTTCTTTTATGAACGACTCACAAACACTTGTAGTTTATAGCCAATTTGGAGATAGTTACATTACTACAACGTTTGATTCGGGTGCTACTATTTTTGATAACGGCGATACAACATTAACAGTTACACAGCTCAATAGCGGCCGAGTTGATATCTACGATAAGTATGCTAACAAATGGGTATATAGCGAAAGTCTTGCTAAAGTTAATCCTGTAATCCATGCTGGCAAATTTACAATAGGCGATGTTTATGTAATACTTACGGTAGGTACTACAGATTTTACACTAGTAGGCGCATCTAATAACAAAGTTGGTGTTTCTTTTACAGCTACAGGAGTTGGTAGTGGAACAGGTACAGCATCTGTTTCTTCTTTGTTATCCTTGGACGGGTATGGTATAGGTTTTGCAGTTGGCAATAATCAAATATTAATTGGGTCACCCTTTGCAATTGATCAAGGAAAAACAAGCGGTAGTATTTACAACTATGCTAAAGATCCTGATACATTTACTTGGACAAAATTACACACCGACATAACTAAACCGGATATTAGTAAAATTAAAAAAGCATTTTTATATAATAAATCAACTGGTAATTTAATAACATATCTAGATACAATCGATCCCTTGCAAGGAAAAGTTGCGGGGCCGGCCGAAGAAGAAATTAAATTTAAGGCATTTTATGATCCTGCTATTTACTCTATCGGCGACAGTAATATTGTAAATGTAAATGAAGGAACTGCATGGACAAAAGACCAAATTGGTATGCTTTGGTGGGATCTTCGAACTGCAAAATTCATAAATGCATATGAAAATGATACATCCTACAGAAATACCAATTGGAATACACTAGCTGTTGGCGCAAGTATTGATATTTATGAATGGGTATCTACAAAATTAAAACCAAGCCAGTGGGATTTGCAAGCGGATACAACTGCTGGAAATGCGTTAGGCATCAGCGGAAAAACTTTGTATGGTGATACTTCATATTCTACTAGTAAAAAATATAATAACATAACAAAAACATATACGACTACATATTATTTCTGGGTTAAAAATAAGAAATTTATTCCTAATATTGCTGGAAGAAATATGTCTGCTCAAGATGTATCAAGTTTAATAGCAAATCCTCGAGGACAAGGATATACATATCTAGCATTAACTGGTTTAGATTCTTTTAGTTTAGTAAATTCAAAACCTCATCTTAAAGGTACAGATGCTGTATTAAGTGTTGAATACTGGACAGGTGATCGAATTGACCAGAATGTACACTCGCACTGGAGTATTATTAGCGATGATCCAACAACATATATCCCTAAAGAAATTGAACAAAAGTGGATTGACAGCTTATGTGGTAGTGATATTGCTGGCCGCCCAGTTCCAGATCCATCATTGCCTCCAAAAATTCGCTACGGTATTGAAAATAGGCCTCGCCAGGGAATGTTTGTTAATCGATTCGAAGCATTGAAAGAGTTTGTAGAATTAGCAAATCAAATTTTAGCAAAGACGCAAGTAGTTGAAACATATGATATTTCAGCACTAGAATCATACGATGCATATCCGGATGCAATTTCTGGATTATATGATGTAACATTTGACACTGATGTTGAATTGTCATACGCAAACGTTGCAACAGTTTCAAGACCTGTTATTGTTCCAATACCACCGTCAACAACTAACGGAAAGATTGCTGGGGGGATTATTCGTTCTTCTGGTAAGGGATATACTGTAGCACCATATATTACTGTAACTGGTATCGGTTTTGGAGCAGTAGTTAGAACAATAATCAACTCTAAAGGTCAGATTACTGGAATAAATGTCATATCTGAAGGAGAAGGATATGATGATACAACAACTTTTTCTATCAGAGACTATAGTGCATTGGTAAAGAGCGATAGTCAGGATGCTGGAACTTGGAGTATATATTCTTATGATCCAGTACAACAAACATGGTATAGATCTCGTAATCAAGCATACGATGTTAGAAACTACTGGAATTATATTGATTGGTATGCAACTGGATACAATCAATTTACTGTAGCCGATTTTTCTATTAGTACATTTGCCGACTTAAATTCTATTCAATCGAAAATAGGAGAAGTAGTTAAAGTTAGAACAGTTAATACCGGTGGCTGGATGCTTTTATACAAGTATTCAAATTCAACTAGTGTAGATTGGACACAAGTTTATAATGTTGTAGGTATACAAAACGGAACAATACAAATAAAATCTACAGTATATCAGCCTACAAATACAACATTGGGATTTGATAATAACATTTTTGATAGTGCAGGGTTTGACCTTGTAGCTGAAGCAGAACTTAGAATTATTTTAAATTGTTTAAAAAATAATATTTTTATTAATGATTTAAACAGTTCGTACTCTGATTTATTTTTTGCAAGTGTAAGGTATGTTTATAGTGAACAACCATACGTTGATTGGATATTTAAAACAAGTTTTGTAAAGGCCCAACACAATGTTGGAGCATTAGATCAACCAGTAACATATAAACCAGATAACTTATCAAATTTTGAAGATTATGTCAACGAAGTTAAACCTTACAAGACTAAGGTTAGAGAATATGTAAGCAATTACGATAGCATGGAAGTTGCTCAATTGCCTATTACTGACTTTGATCTTCAACCGATATATAAAAATAATCAACTTCAAATTTTAAATACATTTGTATCTGACGGAAAAATAAAATCTTATGATTCGGGTATATCTGTATATCCTTGGAAGTTTTGGTTAGACAATGTAGGTTTTGAAATCACTGAAATTAATCTAATTGATGGAGGTAGCGGATATTTAACTGCTCCTGAAGTTGTTATATCAAGCATTAGCGGCTCAGGTGCAACTGCAAGAGCATTTGTTGTAAATGGTTCAGTTAGCAGAATTGTATTATTAACATCTGGGTCGGGGTATTTAGAAGCTCCTACGATAATATTCAATGGCGGGCTAAAAGCTACAAACGGAGTTACCGCAAGGGCAAGCTCGGTAATTGGTAATAGTGTAGTAAGAACTAATCTTATTGGAATAAAATTTGATAGGGTTGATCAAAAATATTATATTACACAGTTAACACAAACACAAACTTTTGTAGGATCTGGATCTAAAGTTCAGTTCCCGTTAACATGGGCACCTGATGGCAAAATTGGAAAAAGTTCTGTAGCAATTAATGGAATTCCTGTATTAAGAGATAGTTACACACTGAACGTTGTTAGTAATATGTCCAAAGGTTATACAACATATTCTGGAAACATAACATTTAAATCTCCTCCTACTAAAAATTCTACAATAGTAGTTAATTATAATGTCGACCCATCTGTGTTAGGAGCAACAGATAGAATACAATATTATTATAACCCAACAACTGGCCAACTTGGAAAAGATTTAGCACAGCTAATGACAGGAGTAGATTACGGCGGTGTAATTGTCAACGGTTTAGGATTCCAAATATCTAATGGATGGGATAGTGTTCCGTATTATTCTGACAGATGGGATTCTGGAGATAGCAATTTCACAGATAATTTATTAGTTGTTGGTCAAAATCCACTTGGCAACCATTCATTAACTTTAAATTATACCCCTAATACTGGTATTCAACTTAACTTGTATAAAGTTGTATCTGGAACAACTACAATTAGATTAGATGATCCTAATTTTATAGTAAGACAGTTTATAACAAAACTTATCAATGCGTTAACATATGATTCAGTCTTTGGTACAAATTATCAAAGTATACAAGTAGCCAGAAGTATTTTTAATTTAGTTGTTTCTAACGGATTTAAATCCTCTGAAGCTATTTGGTCAGTTAATAGTATTAGGTTAGCAATTAAATCAATACCAAGTATTGCATCAAATAATTCGTTAGTTTCTCAAATAACTAATAATACATTGATTATAACAAACATTATTGGTGGCGGCCCAGTAATAGCACCTAATTTTGTTAGTGTTCCTGGAAATTCTAACGGAATGATACATGCCGGAACATTATTATTTGATAATATTTCTTTTATACAAGCTGAAATGATATCATATATCACAGCAACATATCCCAATGCTAATTACAATCATACAGTTTATCAAACAGATGTGCAATATGTGGTGTACAGTTTAATTTACGATATAATGTACGGTGGCAATAGTCAAACCACTCAAACTGGTTTACAATATTGGTCAACAAATAGTACTTTAAGAACTAGCCTTGCAACTAAATGGACAAGCATTTATAATCGGTTAACTACGTTAGTTCAAAATGTTGCATCAAATGTTCATGTTACTCCGTTACAAAATACTATAGCACAATATACTAGCAATGGGTTAACCGGTGGTTCTACAGTTAGTACTAAATTAGGACAATTAACAACAATATTGAAAAACATTGTTAATGCAAGTTCAATCCCTGCTCCAACAGCTACGGCTCCTACAACTACTAATTTAACTACGACTCTTCAAAATGCAGTATCTGCAATTTTAGGACAACTTAATCAGTTAACACCACCTAGCAATACATCTGCAATTGTTAATACCTTTTTAGCAGACGGGGTTACTAAAACATTTAATATACCAGTATCTTATACTGTAAATAATAATGATAAATTTATAATTCGACAAACAACAAGTGACGGATCAGTTGCTCCGTTGGATGCTGATTACGATACAAGTTTATCAGGCGGAACACTTAACGGTGCTTATGCTACCGCTACTGGTTTGTTGGCAGAAGATATTATTGTCGACGGCGATGATTTAATCACGCCAGAAACAAGTCCTGCAACAGAAGAAGTTGTACCTGGTCAAGTAGTTGACGCAGTTGCTATTAAAGTATTCGATAAACCCAACAAAGGGTCTGCATCAATTAAAGTTGATAATTATAATGCCGACGGTACTAATAGAATATTTGCAATAACACAGCGACCAAACGGAAAAGGTGCAGTAATTTTAAAAGTTGACGGTTTGATTAAAACTTTAGGAGTTGATTATGATGTTGATTATGCAAATAACAATATAGTTTTTGGAACAGCTCCTTTAGTAAATCAAGAAGTAAGCATATTCAGTATAGGTTTTAACGGTAGCAATATACTCGACATTGATTATTTTGTCGGAGACGGTGTTACAACAGAATTTGTAACCGGCGCATTGTGGCAAACCCCGGTTACATCGTTAGTTTATCTAAACGGAACAGTAGTTAATCCGCTATTGTTTAAAACAGATTCAACTTATGAATTATCAAATGCTATTGGTTTACGATTTGCTATAGCGCCAGTAGCTGGTTCAATAATTAATTTTATTATTGTATCCGGAGAAGATCAAACATTTAGTATTACTAAAGTTGAAACAGTTTTAACTAACGGTAATCATACATATACACTGAATAACTATATCGGAGATAGCTTACCAAGCGAGTCTAACATGATAGTAAGGGTAGATCAAAATATTCTGCCAGGGCCATCGAATGTTTATTTTACAATTGGGTCAAATAGATTAACTTATACAATTGATCCTACAAAGATTTCTCCGTATTCTGTTGCTAATACTAGTATAGTAGTGCTAGTTGGTAATACTGTATTAAAACAAGGTTCAGATTACATTCTTGATTTAAGCGGAGTATCTGTTAAAATATCGAGAAGAATTTATAATACATATAAAGGACAAAATTTAATAGTTAGTATTATTGTTGGGGAAGGATACACATATAATCATTTAACAAGACAAATTACATTTACTACAGCATACGATAGTTCACATTTAGTTCAAGTTATCAGTAACTATCAACATGACATATTGGATATACAGCGCACAACTATAAATGTTACAAGTACTGCGCAACTTACTACCAATTCTGCCGAGTACTATTATTATAATAATATAGCCGGAGGAATAATTCCGCTAGATAGACCTGTTATCGGTGATTCATACGTATGGGTGATTAAAAATACAACTCTACTTACTCCTATTGTTGATTATACATTGGCAGAAGATCATCAAAGTATTAAGTTATCAGTACCTGTTAGTTTATCTGATAGTTTTACATTAATTACATTTAGTAGTAATATACTAACTCCAGGGATTGCTTATATGCAATTCAAAGATATGCTGAATCGTGTATCTTACAAACGTCTAAGTTTAGATAAACAAACAACACTTGCACAAGATTTACACTGGAATGATGTGAATATTGTACTAGCTGATGCTTCAAATTTTGAAATTCCAAATGCTTCTGCTAATAGACCCGGTATTATTGAAATCAGAGGAGAGAGAATTGAGTATTTTTCTAAAAATGGAAATATTTTAAGTAGACTCCGAAGAGGTACATTAGGTACAGGTGTATACAATTTAAGTATTGCAGGTACTACTGTACAGGATATTGGGTATGGATCGACAATACCGTATACCGATACACAACATGTACAACAAATTATAAGCGATGGAAGTCATATTGTGACACTAGATACAGTACCTAGTACAATAAACGACATTGAAATTTTTGTTGGCGGATATAATGATGGTGCAATCTGGGAAACTGGAGTATCGTATGCTATTGGGACCATTGTAAATATCGGTAGTTATACCTATAGATGCGTAACAGCTCACACAAGTAGTGATGCATTTAGTAAGGACATAGGAAATTGGCAATTCTTCATAGGCAATAGAAGATTGAAAAAGACAAATTATAGTGTATTTAATATCAATAATGCACCTACCAGCCCAGAAGGAGATGTTAATTTTATTTCAGATTTTTCATTAGTACTAGATATTCATGGAAAACCAACTAATCAAATAAGACTAACAAACTTGTTAAATGTTGGTACACAAATAACTGTAATTAAAAATACAGGCAATCCGTGGGACGGAAAGTACGGAACTACGAATATCTTGTATGACACTGGTAAAATTGGCGGATTCTTAAAAGCCGTGCCTGGAATTTGGTATAAAGAATACCGATAAAATTATTAAAACAGTAGATTATTACACTTGATAAATATTAGATAAAGAGAGATTGAAATGCAGACTAAAGACGTAACCGGGATTCATATAGAAGGTCATATTAAAATTTATGACCCTATCTCACAAGAAATTTACATTAATAAACGTAATGCCATACACTATGAGAATATAAGTGTAGCATTGGCTGAAAGTTTAGCAAATAGTTCTAACGGATTTGTGTATGAAATGGGCTTCGGTAATGGGGGTACAAGTATAGATCCGACAGGTATTATTACATATCTTACTCCTAATACAAGTGGAACTAATGCAAGTTTATATAATGAAACCTATGTTAAAGTAGTTAATCAAAATTCAAGTAATAATTTAGATCCTACAAGAAATTTTATTGAAACTAGACACGTTACTGGTACAAACTATACTGATTTATTTGTTACTTGCTTACTGGATTACGGTGAACCTGGTGGACAAAGTGCATACGATACTGCAAATAACGGAGAAAGCTCATATGTGTTTGATGAATTAGGATTAAAAGGGTACAATTCAACTGGTTCTAGCTTACTATTAACACATGTTGTTTTCCATCCAGTATTGAAAAGTCTTAATAGATTAATTCAAATTGATTATACTGTAAGAATACAAAGTCTTACTGGTTTGGTAGGAGTTTAATCGATGTCTTATCAGATTCAATTTACTGAAACTAATAATCCAGATAAAGTTGCTATACTAGTACCCGACGGTACTATTAACGAAACTACTAGTTTACAATTTGTTGGAAAAAATTATTCAGGTTATGCACCCATTATTGCAACTAATTTTTTACATTTATTAGAAAATTTTGCATCTCCTGGAAGTACACTTAATATTCCTAGTAGCACAGAATTAAGCAATCCTGTTCAAGGCCAATTGTGGTACAATACAACTACAAGTACCTTAAATGTATACGATGGAACTAATTGGACTCCAGCAGGAAGTCTAAAAAAAGGAAGCGCATTCCCGTCAGTTGCAACCGCAGGAGACTTGTTTGTTAATACAACTACCAGTCAGTTATATCTTTACTCTGGTTCGAGCTATGTTTTAGTTGGACCTCAATTTAGTTCAGGACTACAAACCGGCCCAATAGTTGAATCTATTGTCGATACTGTAAATGTCACTCATAATATTGTTACATTTTATGCATCTAGTAGTTCTGATTCAACTACTGGTTATAGAATAGCTATAATCAGCAAGGATTCATTTACACCAAAATCTGTTATTCCTGGATTTCAAATAATAAATGAAGGAATAAATTTAAGTACTGTTGATTCAACATTATCAGCATCCAACACTACACCTACAAGACTATGGGGTACCGCACAGCAAGCAGATGCTTTATTAGTTGGAACAACTACAGTTTCCGCATCCAATTTTTTAAGAACAGATATTGCCAGTACCACAAACTATGCTCTTAATGTCAGATCCGATGATGGATTGACTGTTGGAAATTCTTTGGGATTTAATTTAGGAGTTAACGGAAGTAATACTGTTCTAACTTCTAGAAATAGCGGCGGATCTGTAAGCATTTCTACAAATAATGAAAGTACTTTTATTACTGGATTTACATATACATCAGATGCAAAACTTGGATTGGGACAAGGTAACACAAGTCCGATGTCAACATTAGATGTTGCCGGCCAGCTAACAATTAATGATGATACAGTTAATGCTATACCTGGCAGACTAGTTGTAAATGGAACTAGTGACGTTGGCGATACAAGTACAGGATCCGGAGATCTCGGTGGCCCAAGTTTACAAACATTGGGTGGCTTAGGGGTAGCTAAAAAGTCTACATTCGGTGATGATATTACAACATATGGTCAAACGTACATTAATTATTTAGATGGTAATAATACACCAATTGCTGCCTCGGTTATTTTGCCAGGATACTCAAAAAATTCTTCAGAAGCAACATCATTGAACATCCCGTTAGTAACATCTGGAAAATATGATATTGGTTCCTTAACAAGACCTTTTAGAAATATTTTTGCTGAAAATTTTAGCGGTAATTTTAGTGGAACTGTAGTTGGTGCAAATCTTTCAGGTAGTATAGGTATTGCCGCCGAAGCTACTAAATTACATTCTACAACAAATTTTTTATTATCTGGGGATGTTTCAGCTCCAGCTATTCCTTTTAACGGACAAACTCTTACAGGAACTGTAAATCTTGTTACTACAATTAACGGTGGTATTATATCTACAAAGACTCCAGCTTTAGATTCTGCATTAAACGATCAATTTTTAGTTTATCAAGCCAACAGTTCTAGCCTAGTTAGCATGACTAAGTCAGTATTGTTTAATCATGTTGCAACAGTACCAATCGGATCAATCATGCCATATGCAGGATTGGCAAGTAATTTACCTAACGGGTATTTGTTATGTGACGGCAGCGAATTAAAAATTTCAGATTATCCTTCGCTTTTCGCAGTTCTACAATATCTTTATAAACCATCAAGTCAGCTAATTGGGTTAAGTACATTTGCATTACCAGATTTAAGAGGAAGATTTCCGTTAGGCGCAGATAATATGAAGAACAATTTGACTGTTCCTAGCAAAGACGGATCGGGCACATTAATTGATGCCGGAGGCGGTACAGCAAATAATGTGTCTAATGTCACAGCAGATGTAGTTGGAGCAAGTTCTGGAAGTCAGAATATAACACTAACTACATCAAACTTACCAGATCATACACATAATCTTAATGATGGTTCTGCGCAATATTATGCAGTTGGTGCTCCAAACTCGTCTTTTGATGTTGCCGCAACACCCGGAGTAGGACTGACACAGCAAGGACAAACTGATCAAGGGTACGGACTTTCAGATAGTGGTAGTGTAAGTAATAGCGAAGCAACATCTACACCGGTTACAATAATGAACCCATACACTACAATCAATTACATAATTTTTACTGGTGTATTATAATGAGTTATACGATAAATTTAACAGACGGAACGGTATTAACACAAGTTGTCGACGGCCAAATAGACCAAACATCCACAGATTTAACATTAATTGGTAAAAATGCTACCGGTTACGGCATATATTTTAATGACAATTTTGTTCATCTACTAGAAAATTTTGCCAATACTACGCAACCATCAAATCCAATAACTGGTCAACTATGGTTCGATACTACACAAAATAGATTAAAAGTGTATAACGGCAGTCAATTTGTAGTGAGCGGTGGCACACTAACAGGTTCTACTGTTCCAAGTAGCCTGACAATAGGCGATATTTGGATCAATACAGCAACTAGTCAATTATTTTTTAATGATGGAATTTCTAATAAAGTTGCAGGACCAATTTATACAAAAAATCAGGGGCAAAGTGGGTTTATTGTAGACGATGTAGTTGATGTTAATAATATTAATCACACAATTGTACTTTTAAAAGTTGGCGGCAAGTTATTAGGAATTTTTAGTAAAGATGCTTTTACACCTAAAGATCTTGTAGATGCAGATTATACAGGTGATATAAGTATTGGGTTTAATGTTAGTACACTATTGGGTGTAAAATTTAATGTGCCTGTTATTACTGCCAGTAAACTAATAGGAGTAGATGGTACATTATATACTCCTAACGATTTTGTATCAACTACTACTAATTCTGCAATTACCGGAACATTATCAATACAAGATCCTAATCCATTAATTTTGGGTGCAACATCGTCTAATCAAATAAATGCTAGCCCAAATATGTTTGAAATAGCATCCACCGCTCCTAATCAAAATTTTAAAATTTCTGTCTTGAGCGGTTCAACAACATACTCTGCTCTTTATATAAATTCAAGTAGTAGACGTGTTGGAATATTCCAGCCAAGCCCACAAGCTACATTGGATGTAAACGGCACTTTTAGGCTATCGAGTTCTGCGCCAACAACAGCTTCTAGTCCAGGTGTTGCAGGGCAAATTGCATGGGATTCGACTCATTTTTATGTTTGTGTTGCTACAAATTCGTGGGTTAGAACTACGCTTGCAAGTTGGTAAACCAATGATAAATACTAAAGAATAAGGAAACAGGGGCGATGGCATATACGATCAATCATTATAATAATTCGTTGATTACAACGGTTGCAGACGGTACAGTCGATGCAACCCTTGATATCAAATTAATTGGAAAAAATTACGCAGGTTACGGCTTAATTCAGAACGAAAATTTTGTTTATTTGTTGGAAAATTTTGCATCTTCAACGGGCCCTGCACATCCAGTTGCCGGTCAAGTCTGGTTTGATAGCGGTAATAGAAAATTAAAATTTTGGGATGGTAGTAGATATCGTAGCACAGGAGGTGCTGAAATTGCCCCTACTAATAGTGCTCCATCCGGCTTAACACAAGGCGATCTTTGGTTCAACCCAGATACAAATCAAATCTCTGTTTGGAACGGTACAAGTTATACATTAGTTGGTCCGCAAGCTGTTAAAGGTTCTGGGTTAACTGAAATGTTAAGTACTAGCGTACTTGATACACAATCTCAACCGCATACAATTATTGAAGCAGTTGATAACGGTCAGGTAGTGTTTATTGTTAGTCCTGATTCGGAATTTACACTTGATTCTACATCAAATGCATCTTTAGTATCTTCTGGATTTAACAAAATTCACCAAGGAGTTACACTTGCATATACTAATAATAGTGCGCAACCTGGACAAACTCAAAACGGTTTTAGATTCTGGGGAACAGCAAGTAATTCAGATAGATTAGGCGGTTTCAATGCTGATCAATTTGTTAAAGTAGGTAATGCAAGTTTTAGTACAGCAGTAAATTTTGCAGATGTTGGTTATACTGTTGGTAACCCAACTGCTAAATTAGCAGTTTATAATGATTTTAATACAACGCCGACTATTGAAAATATATATAACAATACAATTGTTTTCAAAACTACAGTAGGCGGTGTTACAGTAACTCCTATGAAAATCGTAGGACAAGATGTGCTTCCAGGTGTTACAACTGCAAGTAATTTAGGAAATTCTAGTTATCAGTGGGCAAATGTCTGGGCAACTACATTTAATGGTACTGCAACATCTGCTAGTACACTAATATATAATAATAGTTCAGTTAGCCCAACAATATCGGCCACAGCTAATACTGTTGCAATTCGTGATACCAGCGGTAATCTAAATGCTGTTACTTTTAATGGTGCTAGTACTTCGAGCTATTATGCTGACTTGGCAGAAAAATATCTTGCAGATAAAGAATATCCAGTTGGAACTGTTGTTTCAGTGGGCGGTGAAAAAGAAATTACAGCAAGTACAAAAGGCAATAAAGCTATAGGTGTTATAAGCGGAAACCCAGCTTATATGATGAATAGCGAGTTAGCAGGCGGCATATATGTTGCTTTAAAAGGTCGTGTTCCGGTATTTATTGATGGTACAGTTGTTAAAGGAGATAAAATTATTCCTGAATCCAACGGCGTAGGTATGGTATTAAATCCTTTAACTGACGACGTTGCATTTGTATTTGCCATTGCATTAGAAAGCAACAATCAACCAGGTGTTAAACTTGTAGAATGTGTTGTGCTTTAAAAAGACGTTATATTAAAGGATAAAAAATGGCTGGACAAGGCACGAAGATTCTCGCTAGTGATTTTAATCAAATTCAAACAATTGCCGCTAACGTGTTAGGCACCGGGTCGGGCCAGCTTGGTTACGGACAGCCTCTTACCAGCAACCAAGTATCAATCGGAACAAAAATCACTGCATTGGGTTGGCAACATTTAAAGAATGATTTAATTAAAGCTCGGCAACATCAAACTGGCGCAGACGAAAGTGCAAGTATACCAGATATAACTACTAGCAACATTGTTGCAGAAAATGATAGATCTTCGTATCTAACTTTTGCAAATCTAGTTCAAACATATGCTCTTAATGTAGATCCTACACAAACATCTTTACGTACACTAAGTAGCCCTACTAGAAGTACCCCATGGTCAGGAACACTTACGCATCAGGTTATATTGACATTTAGTAGTGCAAATGCGGCAAGATACTATTTTAATTCAGGCGGCACAATCTTGTTTACTGCAAGTTTAGATAATACAAATACTCAATTAAATACTGATTGGTATAATTTATTAGGAGCTATTGGTATTATTTCTATGAATTATAATAGTACTACACAAGTTGCAAACTCCGCATCGTATCCAAGTGCCGGATCGACTCCTACAGGCTCGCCTGCTGGCGGCCTTGGGTTTTATCAACTTAATAGTACACCTCAAACAATTTTTACAAAAAATGCAAGTACTTATTCGGGCGACCAATATCGAATATTAGCTAGTATAGATGCTACTCGTAGTATACTTACATTTAGAATCCAATTCCAAGCAACTGCTCCTGGCCCAGGCGGCGGCCAGGTTGAACAAGTCACTGGAACTTTGGCCAGTACAGTACAGGCTAATCATGCATCTGGTTCGAACGTATCGATGCTATCTCCTACTAATTACATTCCTGCGGTAACTAGCTCAGGACCGTAAACTATTTTTCGATATTAAGATAATTATAGTAGTGTATTATGATACATTACGGAGTTATCTATGGACGAAAAAGTTGAAAAAGCGTTTGCAGTTGCAAACTATATGGCTACGTTGTCTAATCAACGCAGAATTATTTTAGAAGAATACAATCAAAGTTTATTATACTATAAACATGGAGCAACTTTTAAAGTAACTCCTGAATTGATTAGTCTGGCTAAAATTTGTTTAGACATGGAAAAAACTACTGATGTTGTATTTGTAGATTTAAATAACCTTCCAGTTATTGTACCTTCTGTACAAGAATTTTTTAATGATATAGTTGATTTATATTTTATAGCAACATCGGAATACTCAGAAAAATATAAAAGTATTAAGTCAAAACGTAAAATTGCAGATATTTTTGATCTATGAATGGTGCTGTAATATTTGCTCAAAACAATGCAAGATTTGACTATGTTAAACTTGCAATATTTTCAGCCAAACAAATAAAACAATATTTAGACATTCCTGTTAGTATAATAACAGATAGCAAAGACTGGCTAGAAAAAATGTACCCCGACCATCCATTTGATAAAATTATCAATGTCGAATCTTCTTCAAATCAGCAATTAAAAAATGTTAATGACGGATCTTTATATAAAACAAAAATAGATTGGAAAAATAAAGAACGCACTAGCATCTATCAATTATCGCCGTACGATAAAACTTTAGTAATAGATAGCGATTATATTTTAAATTCTAGTATACTTAAATCGGCGTTTGATAATGATTACGATTTACAAATTTATCGTAATAGTTTAGATTTAGCGGGTTGGAGAGATACTAGCGAGTTTTCCAGAATTAATCTTTATTCTATTCCATTTTACTGGGCAACAGTATTTGTATTTCAAAAAAATACAGTAATGGAAAAATTCTTTGATTTAGTTGAGTTTATTAAAACTAATTGGGATTATTTTAAATTATTGTATAATATCAGGTCTGACACATATAGAAATGATTTTTCTTTTAGTATTGCTATTCATATTTTAAATGGAAAAACAGAAAATAATTTTGCTGTAGAACTTCCTGGAAAGATGACCTATATTTTAGATAGAGATTTCTTAGTAAATGCCAAACATAATGTAATGAATTTTTTAGTAGAAAAAGAAAAATATCTCGGCGAATATACTTTAGTAAAAACAACCGGACTAGACATTCATGTTATGAATAAATCTAGTTTAAGTAGATTTATCGATGGAGGGTCAGGTGTCTAAAGGATTTATAGTTTTTGCTCAAAATACTGATAGTGTTGATTATATTCAGCAAGCCTACGCATTGGCATTAAGTATTAAATTTACACAATTGGAAGTTACCAATATTAGTATAGTTACTAGTGATAGTGTACCTGAAGAATATCAGCATGCATTTGATCAAATAATTCCTATTCCGTGGCTTGATGAAAAATCATCAAGTAAGTTTGCCGCAGAACATCGATGGAAATTATATCATGCTAGTCCGTATCATGAAACTATAGTATTAGATACCGATATGCTTTTATTAGAAGATATTAGTTCTTGGTGGAAATATTGTAGTAATTATAATATTAGATTTTGTAATAATATTTTAAATTATAAACTAGAACATGTTTCTGATATTGTCCATCGAAAAGTGTTTATATCTAACAAATTAACCAACCCTTATTTTGCTTTGCACTATTTTAAAAAATCTGAAACATCTTTAGAATTTTATCGTGTATTAGAATTTGTTGTTAATAATTGGGAACTATGCTGGGATAAATTTGCATCGTCTAATTATCAAAAATGGTTAAGTATGGATTTAGCAGTAGCCGTGGCAACAGAGCTATCTTTAATGCATGACGAAGTAATGGATAATACCGGTATTTTGAAATTTGTTCATATGAAAACACCAATTCAAGGATGGGATAGCTCTTATGAAAAATGGACAGATGCTGTTTCTTACGTATTAAATTCTCGAGGAGAATTTTTAGTGAATAATATAAAACAACCTGCATTATTTCATTATGTAGAAAAAGATTTTATAACGCCTAAAATGCTTAATAAGCTCGAGGAGTTATGCAATGGCTAAAAAGAAAAAAATACTACCCCCTCCTGCATTGCTCCCGTCTAAATTTTATGTTGAATACGATGAATTTGGAAACATAGTATCGGTGTTAAATGAAACTATAGAAACAACTATGAGTTTGTTAGAAATTACGTTTGAAACATATCAAAAGTTTGTACAACATAAAAATAAATTTTCAGATTTTAAAATAGACAACGGGGAATTAATTTGTATCAGATCTGACAATATAATTACAACAAGTATATTTCTATACGAAACAGCTTCTAGCAGGACAGCTGATTTAGAAATTTATCACAACGATTTGTGGACATTTATTTTAGCAACCCCAGTTAAGGCTAATGTAACATTTTTTCTTACATTAGAAGCAGATAGAAATTGTTTGATTAGGACATTTAATTTAAATTTTAAAGATTTGTCTGTAAACAAAATTGTTTTTCCTTATGAAACTGAAATGGAACGACAGACTAATTTTTTATTTTTAACTGATTCTAAGTTATCATTTAAATATATAGATTAAAGGATTTTAAATGAGTAATACAATAAAAGTAATTGAGCAAGATATTATTTTTCTTAGCTATAACGAGCCAAACGCTGAAAAAAACTATGCAGATTTGTTAACTAAAGTGCCATGGGCTAAACGTGTACACGGAGTTAAAGGATCAGACGCGGCACATAAAGCGTGTGCGGCACAATGCGAAACGGAATATTTTGTCACAGTGGACGGAGACAATATTATAGATCCAAAATTTCTTGAAGTAGAAATTGACTTAGATAAATTAGGATTAACTAAAGATCATGTATTCAGTTGGTGCGGCAAAGTTCATGTTAACGGGCTTATGTACGGCAATGGCGGCCTTAAAATGTGGACTCCTGACTTTGTTAATAATATGCGAACACATGAAAACAGTGACCCTACTGATACTAAAGGATTAGTTGAATTTTGTTTTGATGACAAATATTATCAGTTTACAGAAAATTATAGTGAAAGTTTTACTAACGGTACGCCCGAACAAGCATGGCGGGCAGGATTCCGTGAAGGTGTAAAGATGAGTCTAGATCAAGGTGCTAAAGTTGGGGATCTTAAAAAAACTCACTGGCAAAACTATCAAAGATTACTAATATGGTCAAGCGTTGGTGCTGATGTTGAAAACGGTATTTGGAGTGTGCTAGGTGCAAGAGAAGGGTGCTATCTTACTAATTGCACTGATTGGGACTATTCAAATGTCCGTGATTTTGACTACCTTGCAAATCATTGGCAAACAAAACATGAAGGAAAAGATCCTAGTATAACATCTTCTTATATTAATTTTCTAGGAAAAAAATTAATAGACGAATGCGGATTAGAGATTGCTAATTTAGATCCTGCCGGAAGTGTATTACTTAAAACAGTTTATAGTAATGCTCCAAGGAGAGTTCATCCGCATGTATGATATAGTTTTTATATCTTATAATGAACCAAAAGCTAGCATAAAGTTTTTAGAACTAGTAAGCAATCCATTTTTAGTAAACCGTAGTATTATACATGTACACGGAGTTACCGGAATACAACATGCACACGTTGCGGCAGCTAAACAAGTTTCTACAAAAATGTTTTATGTAGTAGATTCTGATGCTGAAATATTGCCAAATTTTCGATTTAATTTAAAATTAGACCCAAGCGAAGAAGATATTGTACATGTTTGGCAAAGTCGCAATCCTATTAATGGACTAGTGTATGGATACGGAGGAGTTAAATTACTCCCTCGAGAGTTAACTTTGAATATGGATTTAAATAGCCACGATATGACTACAAGTATTTCTAGTAGATTTAAAGTAATTCCTAAAACAAGTAACATAACAGCATTTAATACAGATCCGTTAAGCACATGGCGCAGTAGTTTTAGGGAATGTGCAAAATTGGCAAGTAAAATTATTATTGGACAGAATGATCAAGAATCTGAAAACAGATTAAATGTATGGAGATTTAATCAAAGTAACGCACCGTTTGCTGAATATTCTAGAAGCGGTGCAAGTGCAGGCCACTGGTATGGAACAACTTATAAAGATAACCCAAGGGCGTTATCTAAAATAAATGATTATAATTGGTTAGAATCGGAATATTACGGACATATCCAGGCATTCCCTCCAGAGTCTTTTAAATAAGACTTGTAGTTAATGGAAAAATTTCGGCAATTACTTTGGCACAAGCAATAGCAACTTCTTGATGTTCTTTTTGTGTACCATTAGCACTACGTAACTCGATAAAGTGAATCCAACTACGTAATGTGCCATTCATATATAAACGACTTTCGATAAGCCCTTCCGGCAATACAGCTCGAGC